GATAGTGAAGACATAAAAAGAACACTGTATCTTCTTAAACATAATCCACATTGGAAATCTGAATATGAAGAGATAACATCTAATTCAGGATATGTTAGACATATAGTACCAGTTAGTGAATTAAAAGTAATAAGTGATGCTGCATCTAGAAATGTAAAACTATCAACATCAAATATAGTTACAGAAAACTTAGAGCAAACATTGTTTGACCTAAAAGATCCAGATGTTAGTAGCGGTTATATAACTGAAGAATCATTAATAGTAAACAAACTGGAAGATATTAATCAAACACTAATAACACTAAGTAAAATAATAAATAAGTTAAACAAATAAATATGGCAAATTCAATTCTTGTGATAGCTGATTCCGGTACAGGTAAATCAACATCCATTAGACATTTAAACCCTGATGAAACGTTCATCATTAACATTGCAAATAAACCGTTACCTTTTAAAGGTTGGAAAAAGAATTACACTCCAATTAGTAAAGATAATCCTCAAGGTAACTTAGCTTCTGCATCTTCTGCAGTTGGTATTATTAAAGCAATAAATCATGTAGATCAGAAAAGACCTGCAATAAAAACACTTATAATAGATGACTGGCAGTACATGAGTTCTTTTGAATATTTTGATAGAGCAAATGAAAAAGGTTATGATAAATTTACTCAAATTGCAGCAAACTTAGCTACAGTAGCTAAAATACCTAAAGATTTAAGAGATGATTTAACAGTAATATTTCTAACACATTCAGAAGATTCAACAGATATTAATGGAAATAGAAAAATAAAAGCCAAAACTATTGGTAAAATGATAGATAATACATTAACTTTGGAGGGCTTATTCTCCATAGTGTTATTTGGGAAAGTAAATAAAAATGATGATGGTGAACTTGAATATGGTTTTGAAACTCAGAACTCAGGAGAGAACACATGTAAATCACCACAAGGTATGTTTGAAGATTTCTTCATTCCAAACAACCTACAGTACGTAAAGGACTGTATCAAAAAGTATGAAGAGTAAAATAAATTAATAAATTAATAAAAAACCAAAGATTATGTTAAGTACAAGCGGAATGAGTGCCGGAAGCGGAAAAGAGAAACCAGTTATTGGACCAGGAAATAACAAAGTAAAGATTAATTCAATTACATTTGATAAAACACCATATGATGCAGAAGCATTCAATATAATGTTACACGTTGAGACTGAACCAATGGAAGGAGAATTCCAAGGATTCTTAAAAGATGTAAATCAACCAGAAGGTGGCCGTCATGCAGGTCAAGTAGGAAGAGTAAGATTTGCTCCATACCCATATAAAGATACAACATTGGCAAACGGTGCTGAAATTAGTAGAGATACTGAAGTAATGAAAGCTATGATTGGATTATCAATTCAGTTAAACAAAAGAGCTGAGTTAGATGCTGTTCAAGCAAATACTATTGAAGACTTTATGTTAAAATGTAGCAAAATCTTTTCAGGAGATACATATTTAAATATGTGTTTTGGAACTCGTGAGTGGGAAAACAAAGATGGTTATGTAAATAATGATCTATTCTTACCAAAGATGGCTAAAGGGTCTATCCCAATTGAGGCTATTGATGTTGTAAATTCTAAATTATTAGTATATGATACTGGTAACAAGAATCATTACAGACCAACTATCAAAAAAAATGAACCAACTTTAAATCATTTTGAGCCTTCAAAAATTGTAGGTGATGATTTTGATTTATAGTTTATAATCATGAATTTTAAAGGGGTTGTATTCGACCCCTTTAAAATTTAATTTTAGCCTATGTTTAATACAAAAAATTTAGTACTAAATGAAACAGATATACCAAGCTACTGGGTGTTTCAATATTACCTAAATCTACCTGAACAATTAACAGGACAAGATGTAAAACTTAGATCAATGTTCAACCCAATGGAAAAAACACCAAGTTTTTGCATTTATGTTGATAAAAGAATCAATCAATATAAGTTTAAAGATTTTTCATCAGGAAAGAATGGTAATAAAGTAGATTTAGTGAAGTTATTATTCAACTTAGAATATATACCTGCAGCAATTAAAATTGTTAAAGATTATAATAAGTATATTAAAACTGATGGATTTAAAGAAGTAGATTTTGTTCCTTCAGCAAAGTGGAAGGTGGATTTTGTTAAAACAAGACTCTGGAACACTAGTGATAGCATGTATTGGTTATCATTTAGAATTGGAATGAATATACTATCAGAGTTTAATGTTAAACCTATTGAATATTATAACATCATTAAAGAAGAAGATAGTGGAACCAAATTGATGAAGATTGAAAATGATTCTCTTTATGGTTATTTTGATAAAGAAGGTGACGTATATAAAATATATCAACCAAGAAGTAAAGCTCATAAGTTTCATAAAGTAAAGCAACATCTTCAAGGATATGACCAATTAAAGTTTGATAAACCTTATCTGGTAATATGCTCATCATTAAAAGATGCTCTTTGCCTAAGAAGCATGGGTTATAATATAGAAGTAGTTGCTCCTGATAGTGAAAACGTTTCAATTAAACCACACATCATAGAGCACCTAAAGAAGAAGTACAAGAAAGTAATAACTCTTTTTGATAATGATAGTGCAGGAAAAAAAGCAGTTGCTTTATATAAAGATACCTATAAAATAAATGGTTTTGTATTAGATATATCAAAGGATATATCAGATGCAATGAAAGAACATGGATTTGATAAGGTGCACCAGCATTTAAAACCATTACTAAAAGAGACACTAAATAAATAATATGGCAAAGAAAAAAAACAAGAGATGGTTTATACCACATTCAGTTCCGTCATCTAAGAATGGACGGAGATGGACAGGAAAGTACTTTATAGCAAGTAAAACTGTAATGACATATAGGAAAGCTACTAAAGAGTATTATGAAGAATATGCAGAAGAATTTAAAGCTGAGTTAGCTAAGCATACATTACCAGCAAAGATATCTTTTGAATTTATTAGAGGTACACGTCATAAGTTTGATTATATAAACCCTGCACAAACAGTACAGGATGATATGGTTAAAGCAGGTTGGATAGAAGATGATAACGCAGAGTTTATTTGACCAATATAAATATGATAAAGAAAATCCAGGAGTTTGGATAGAAATATTAAAAGATTAATAAGTTATGAGAACGCCACCAGAAGAGAGAGCATTAGAATTAATAGAAAAGTTTGGAACACCTGAAGTTGCACTACTATGTGTAGATGAATTAATAATGTCATCAGGTGCAAAATACTGGTATACTGTAAAATCAATCATAAATAAAATAATTGAGAAAGGATAGAATATGAATAACATACAAGATTTAGTTGCTAAGACAACTAAAGAATTAATTTTAGACGAGCCCTTTTACGGGCTCTTTTTAATTGGTATCAATAAGCAGTTCACTGACAAAATTCCTACAGCAGGTGTTAGTAAGCAAGGTATTGGTATGCAGTTAACTATAAATCCAGAGTTCTATACAAATTTAACCATACCCCACAGGGTAGGATTAATTAAACATGAACTGTTGCATATTGCATTTGGACATTTAATAATGAGAGATTTGTATTCAGATCACAAGCTATTTAATATAGCAGCAGATTTGGAGATAAATCAATATATAGACAGTGACAAGTTACCAGAAGGTGGTTTATTACTATCAAGCTTTCCTGAATTAAATCTACCTAAAAAGGCAGGAACAAAAGTTTATTATAATCTTTTAGAACAAGCAGAGGAAGACGGAACATGTCCTTCATTAGACAGCCTAATGGATGAAATGAACGGAGAGACAGAATATGACCATTCAACATGGTCAGACTTTGATGATTTATCTGAACCAGATAAAAAGTTAATGCAAAAGCAAGTGGAACATCAATTGAAAGATGCTGCTGAAACAACTATGAAAAAGCAAGGTACTATACCTGGTGAATGTAAAGAGTTGATTGACAGATTATTTCATGTTGAACCTGCTAAATTTGATTGGAAACAGTATCTAAGAAGATTTGTAGGTAATTCTAGTGTAGTATATACTAGAAAGCTAAGACGTAAGTACAATAAACGTTACGCTGAGAATCCAGGGCTTAAGATTAAATTTAAGAATAGAATACTTGTTGGTGTTGATACATCTGCTTCAGTAAATAATGATGAACTTAAAGAATTTTTCAATGAGTTACATCATATGTCTAAAACAGGGCATCATATTACAATAGCACAGTGTGATACAAGATTAGGTAAAGTGGAAGACTTTAATTCAAAAAAAGATTGGGAAATAGTTGGTAGAGGTGGAACATCATTTCAACCAGTAATTGATCATTTCAATGAAAATAAAGGGACATACACGGCACTTATCTATTTAACTGATGGTGAGGCATATGCACCAGAGAATTGCCCTGCAAATACTTTATGGGTATTAAGTAGTATTTCTACTATGAATAATGACTTACCAGGTCAAGTAATTAAACTTAATTAGTTATGGGACGTTATTATGAAGGAGATATTGAAGGCAAGTTTGTCTTTGCATCTCAAAGTAGTACTGCTGCTGATAGGTTTGGTGTAACAGGTCAAGAACCAGGATATATAGATTATTATTATGATGAAACTAATTTACCAGGTCTTGAATCTGAATTATCTATTATTGAAGATGAGTTTGGAGAACATAAGACTGCATTAAAAGCATATTATGATCTGCATGAGGATGAAGATGACAGTAAATTGTCTTTTTCAGAATATATAAAGCTAGGTGGCTTACCCCCTTTAGATGATATTCAACAACCTGAATATAATGATTATAGAATAGGAAGGAAAATACTAAAATGTATTAAAGATAAAGGAGATTGTAGTTTTACTGCAGAATTATAAATAAAAATTAATTAAAAAATAAAAGAAAATGGCACAAGTAAATTTAAACGTAACAGAATTAAAAGGTTTTGTAAACCACATCATTAAGAACAACAGATACTTACAGGAATCAGGTAAAAGCCCTGTATCAGTAGAAGTAGTTGGTGAATCAGGAATTGGTAAAACATCTACAATTGTTGAATTAGCTGAAGAAAATAAGTTAAACTTTGTGAAGTTAAACTTAGCACAAATTGAAGAACTTGGAGATTTAGTAGGTTTCCCAGTTAGACAATTCCAAATGTATAAAGAGACAAAAGTTTCAACAAAAACAAATGACATAAACTATACAGCAGCACAAAGAACAGCTGCCTCATCAAACTTGGCAGCAATGCCAATAACAAAGACCAAAAAAGTTGGTTTATGGGTTGATGAACTTGCAGTACAGGAGTATCTAAAGAACGGATATAAAATGTCAGGTAAGAACAGAATGTCATATTGTCCACCAGAATGGATTGCAGATGCAAAAGATGGAGGAATCTTATTATTAGATGATTGGAATAGAGCTGATACAAGATTTATTCAAGCAGTGATGGAATTAATTGACCGTCAGACTTATATCTCATGGAAATTACCAAAAGATTGGCATATCATTTTAACAGCAAATCCAGATAACGGAGACTATATGGTTAACAGTGTAGATAGTGCACAGAAAACTAGATATGTAACTGCTAATCTTAAGTTTGATGTAAACATCTGGGCAGAATGGGCAGAGTCAGCAGGAATTGATACTAGATGTATTAACTTCTTATTACTTCATCCGGAGCTTGTAACACAGGAAACTAATGCAAGATCAATAACAACGTTCTTTAATTCAATCTCAAGTTTTGATAGTTTTGAAGAGAACTTATCATTAATTCAAATGATTGGTGAAGGATCGGTTGGAGATTCATTTGCTTCTATGTTTACTACATTTATTAATAACAAACTTGATAAGTTAGTTTCACCAAAAGATTTATTAACTCATGAAAGTGAATCATATATTTTAGGTGAGCTTAGAGGTTGCATTGGTAAAGATGATACATACCGTGCTGACATTGCTGCTACTTTAGCAACACGTTTAGCTAATTATTCAGTGGTGTACTCTAAAGAAAACACAGTTAGTCAGAAGATTACTGATAGATTAAAAGCACTTTGTACTAAAGATTACTTCACAAATGATCTTAAATATTTAGTTGTTAGAACAATCTTTAGTGGAAATAAACAAAAGTTTAATAAATTAATGATGGTTCCTGAGATTATCAAAATGACAATGAAATAAAATTTAAAAACTATGGCAAATAAATCAGTATATCAAGATTTTGATACTGATGCATTAACCTATTATGATCTAACAGCAGCTCCAATGTATGGGGTTGTTGTTGGTTCTATAATAGAAGATGTATTATGTACTCAAGATAAAACAACTTATGAAAAAATAGAAAATTCCTTATCAGTTCCAACTGAAACAGGGACTACCTTTATAAATAAAAAGAAAGCTTTCATCCTTCCAAAATGTGAAGTATCACAAGATAGATTAAAAGCAGCTCTAAAAGAGCATGGAATAACAGTAACAAATGACTACACAGTAGCAGACCTTATTATAGGTCATAATGATATAAGTAGAAAATTTGAAAATGGTGAAAACATCATGAGCTCTATAATGTTAAGTAAGCTTTGGAATTATGAAGCAACAACAGGAAGTTCAAGTCAGTCTGTTATGGGTTCTTTAATTGTTAATTCAAAAAATCCAGTATTAATTACATCAAAAGTAACTGATAACATTAGATATTACAATATGGATATTGCTTCATCACTTTATGATGAATGGTTAATTACAGGAATGGCATTAAACTTAGCTTATCTAATTGAAACAACTGATGTATCTGTAGTAGATCCAGAAACTGTATTATGTAGCTCTGCTAATAAAATGGTTATGGATGAAGAGCTTCTAGAAGATCTAACAAGGCAAATAAAGTCTTATGATGATGATAGTGTAGCTATTGCTTCTAAAGTAATTCCTACTATAAACTATACAGCTAATTATCATCTTTTATGGCAATTTGCACAAAACGTTGAAGGATACATGTATACTTTTAGAAGAGATAAAGATATCCAGTATTGGATGAAAGAATCATGCTTTAAGGAATTTTCAAGAAAATCTGCTCAAGATATGATACTTTGGTTAGAAGATAGAGACTTGCTAGATAAAGCATCATTTAGATATTTAGAACCAACAGTTAGAAGAGAAATAACTATAAATAATAGAGATCTTTATGTATTTAAAGTTTCTGTTAAAAAAGAATACCAGAAGTATTTGTTAAAAAAAACATAAAATTATGAAAAAGAGATACACAGTATCATGGGATCAATCTCATGATAATATTGAAATTATAAATGGTAAGTGTAGATTAAAAGGTTCCGCCTTTATTCTTAAAGAGTATGATTATTGGGTAGGATACACAGATAACTATCACCTTACAATGGTAGATAAGATGAGTTTAGGAATAGACTTTAAACCTTCTGATACATTTAACATACAAGATAAAAAAATATACAGGTTTCCAAAGTTAGATTTACCTAGACAAAAGGTGGATTTACTTAAAGAAAAGTATAACGTTAAGGTTATTAGAGATCCTGAAAAAGCAGACATACATGTAGTTTCAAATAAATTGATGGAACATATAGTTGAGTATAACTGGAGTACATCTTCAAGTTTTAAATACTTTTTTGATCTTATTAAATCAATGAAAGATGAAGGTCATTTAACTGAATGTGCAGTGACTGCTATTAAAAATATACTTAGCATTACTGGTCCTGATTCAATGATTAAGATTGAAAATAAATATCATTATCATAATACTCAATCTGGACAATTACATTCTTTCATATCTAAGATGTCTGAAGTATGGGGGAATGAAGAAGTTACATGTACTAAAGACATGTATATTTCAGAGAAAAATGTCAAAGACTTTATAAACCTTAAAAGTATTAAAGCAACTGCAGTTTATGACACTGATATTATATCAATAATTGATGGAGAATTAGCTGTGATTGATAACGTTGAGTATGAAGGTATACGTAAAATGATAACCAATAATGATAGAGATAATAGAACACTTGCTTTAGAAATGCTAGCAAACTGTAATGTTGAAAAATCATTTGATGTAGTATCAGGTATCTTTTACTGGTGTAATAGCTGGATTAGAGATACTAATAACTGGAATAGTGTAAATGTTAAAGCACTAAGAAACAGAATGAAAGATTATGACGGCCATCATCAAACAAATTCAATATGGTCATATAACCATTATATTAATCTATTAATAAAGGATAAAAAATTAACTGAATTTGCATTAAATAGAACAAGAAAGAAATTGTATGATCAGGTTTTATGTGAAATTGTTGGTGATAGCGCTTCAGTATTTAACGTTAAATTAGATGATTTAAAATTAAAAGAAACATTAACTAAAAATTTAATAAATGATTAGAAATATAGAAAAAGAAAATGCATTTTATGCAAAGGAAGGGTTTCACTTTAGTTACTCTTCCTTAAACAAATTATTATTCTCACCGTCCCTATTTTATAAGGACTATATACTGTTTGACCGTGAAGTTAGAACAGATAAACACCTTGTAGAAGGTAAGCTTGTGCATTGCTTATTGTTTGAACCAGAAAAGGTATTGGAGAAATTCAATCTTGTCCCTGGTAGAGCACCAAGTGATAATATCAAAAAAGTAATGAAAGATATGTCCCTTTCTACTGATGCAGAATCATTAGCTGATTGTTCAGAGCAGGCTCTTGAATCATTAAAAACTTTAAATCTTTTTCAATCTCTTAAAACAGATGAGCAAAGATTAAAAAAGGTTATTACTGAGGATAATGAACCATACTGGAGTTTCTTAAGTAATACAAACGTTGATGTTGTAGATCATGATACCATGAATAAATGTTTAGATAAAGTGGAAACACTTAAACAGAACAAAGATGTTATGGACCTGTTTAAAGAACAGGAGACAGACTTTGAGTTGGATCCAATTGAAACACATGCTGAAAGATATTTAAAATCTGAATTAACAGATCATCCTTTTGGTTTACACGGCTATATAGATTTTTATAGAATTGACCATGATAAACTTGAGGTCTCAATTTGCGACCTCAAAACTACCAGCAAGACTATATCAAACTTTAAAGAAACAATAGACTTTTATAACTATTGGTTGCAGGCTGCTATATATTGTAAGTTAGTTTATGACACACTTGGTGAAAAAGCAGATGACTATACAATAAAATTTAAGTTTGTTGTTATTGATACTTATAAACAAGTTTATGTGTTTAACGTTACTAGTGAAACCTTATCAAATTGGGCTAACGGTTTTGAAGGTGTAGTTAAAGTAGCAGGATATCACTATTCTGAAAAAAACTATGAACTACCTTATGAATTTCTTACTGGGTCTGTAGAACTGTAATATGAAGGCGGTTTATACAGATTACTTTCAGAAAAGCAAAGTATTTCTTTATCCACTGTTGAATTTAAAAAAGGGTATAAAATATGTCCCTATACAAACATATGTATGTATAGATGACATTTATGCTTTTGGTGATTACAAACTTATATGTGAATACCATGCAAAGCCTGATGGCTCGTTTAAGATATTCTGTGATAGATATTTAAATAATCACAAGAATTTCCATAAACATGTTTACCTAGGTGAAAACCATCATCTATTTGTATTTGACCTTACTAAGTATAAGTCAGATTACAATAGATTTATAGAAGGTGCATACTCCAAGTTTAGTTTAGATTCTAAGTTAGCCATCTTAGATTTCTTCATCTCTTCAGGGAGTATGTCAGACTTTGTTCATGGATTTCTATCTCCAGAATTTGCACATGAAGACTACGCAAAATTCTTTGCTGTAGATATTGAACTTATAGAAGAAGTTTATGAAGTATGTAGCATACTCAACATTGAAAAAGAAACCTTTAGCAAAAATAATGATGCATTAAATTGCTTATTAGATAATAACTCCATATATTTGGAAAAATAAAATAAATAAATATGTCACAACAAATTGGACAAAACATGATGTTAGTTAATTCTAGCTTCAGAAACGCAAAATCATTTACATTAATACCAGTGAGTTCTGACTCACCATATGTGGAAGCTATGTTTGACCCTTCGTCAAGCATCTTAGCTGTAATTAGTAAAGTAATGAAACAATCATACCACATGGTTGCAAAACTTGATGACGAAGGTCAACCAATGAAATTAAAGAACCCAAACCCTCAAACTGGTAAAACAGTTAAAGAAGAAAGAAGATTAGTAGATACTTTCTCTGAATTCTATTTGAGTGATATGGGAGATATTGAAACGTTTATTCATATGTTTGCAGTAAATGCAGAACATTTTGATTTTAAATCTTTCTTTGTTAACACTAAAGAGGCAAAAGTCTCTAAACTTATAGTACCAGGTTAAACAAAATGACAGTACTCACCGCGCTACCCATTAGAACAGCGTCCCAAGGTGAGTCTTTTATAAAGAAGGGTGCAGTAAAATGCACCTTTTTTTGGCTATACTAAATAAATAAAATATATGAAGCATTGGGTAATGGACTATGAAACATTGTCAAATTTTTTCTGTGGAGTATTTGAACATTACAAGACTCAGGAAACTGAAGTATTTGTTATTCATGATCTACAGAATGATTTACCAGAGTTTATTAGTTTCTTAGAAGGCAACATAAAAAACAAAGAGTGGCATATATCCTACAATGGGTTAGCATTTGATGCACAGGTCACTCATTATATATTAGACAACCACTTTTTATGGAAAGACTTTAGTGGTTGTGAGGTAGCAAGAATAATTTACAAGTATGCTCAAAAATGTATCATGAAATCTAATAATAGAGAGTTTAGTGATTATCCTCAGTGGGAAATGAAGATGGGTCAGATTGATCTATTTAAAATGAATCACTGGGATAACGCAGCTAAACGTTCTAGTTTAAAATGGATACAGTACAGCATGGATTGGCAAAATATTATTGATATGCCTATTCCACATGATAAAGATATCCACACACAAGAAGAGGTTGACCTAATTCTAAAGTATTGCTTTAATGATGTAAAATCAACTAAAGAAATATTTAATAGGTCAAAATCACAGATAAAATTAAGAAAAGAACTTACTAAAGAATACGGGGTTGACCTATATAGTGCTTCAGAACCAAGAATAAGTAAAGAAATATTTGGATACTATTTAACTAAAAAACTTAATATACCAAAGAGAGATCTCAAACAGATGAGAACCTATAGGGATGTTATTAAAGTTAAAGATATAATATTACCATATATTTCATTTACATCTCCTGAGTTTAACGCACTATTAGATAGGTTTAAAGCCATAGAAGTAGATGCAATGAATCTTAAAGGTAGTTTTAAATACAACATTCTATACAAAGGTGTAAATACACATTTTGGTTTAGGTGGAGTACATGGAGCTGC